TTATATTATTGAATATTCCATACATTCATAATGTAGCTTTGTGCCGATGTCTACACCCAACGGCAACAGTGCCATTGCTATGAATAATTCTTCCTCACTTTCAATATCCGTACGCTTTAGGTACGCATATTCCCCTTCAATTCTTGATACAATATAATCTTTCGGTTCCATATTCGACCTCCATATTTGCTTTTATACTCATATAATACATTAACTATTATATCATTGTCAATAATTTTTTATTTTTTTGAAAAAAAGTGTTGACAAAAGCATTTTTATGTGCTATTATATTATCTGTCGTCAGACGTAAAATATAATATGCGTGATTAGCTCAGTTGGTAGAGCACCTGACTCTTAATCAGGGTGTCCAGGGTTCGAACCCCTGATCGCGTACCAAGTCCAAGCCGCTTAAACACTACGTTTAAGTGGCTTTTTGCTGTTTAAAATTACATTGCATTTTAGGCGTTTGACTATATTCTGACTATCAAAGCAAAAAAATAAGGGTGGCATAATGCCACCCTTAAAACTACTTATCATACATACCACATCTGTACTCTCTACAAATTGCCCTTAAGTCTTTATACGACAGTCCAAGTCGACCATTTTCGTCACCTCTGATCGCACCAAAACTCATTGCAGCTTGAACCGCCGTTCTTGCCCAATCGGGCATATTGTCGTCGACATAATCATAAACCATTGTAGTTTGCACCACGTTTACCAACTGTTGATTTACATTACGCAAATCATTTATTTCCGCCGCCTGTTTTTCGATTAATTCTTTTAATTCTGTATATTGTGACATTGTTAAATCCTCACTTTCTTCGACTATACTCCAATCCGGTGTACAGAATTTTGTCCCCGGTAAATTACTGTTATAATAACTTTTTCTACAAACACCGCCGCCATTCGCAATAATGGTACTACCTCCGTTTGTGTTGCCCTCGATTGTTGTAAAATAATCGCCGTTTACGCTTGTAACAATTCCCGTATGTGTAAATGTTCCGTTGTGTTTGAATATAACAATATCGCCTACTTTTGGATTTGCATTTAATGTGAACAAATTTGCCATTGTAGGACAATACACATACGGATAATGTTTTAATAATTTTTGTGCATTATTTTTTCCAAACGCATTGACAAAACACCACGTTACAAAACACGCGCACCACGGTTGTCCTTGGTATTCGGGTTTAATATCTCGCCAATATTTTGTGTAGTTGGCAGTACCGGCATTTGCTGTCTTGCTGTCTAACTGTGAATTACTTGACTTTTCCAAATAGCCAACCTCTGCATTGGCTATTTGTATCAATTTATCTATCGCCGACATTATCACCACTCCTTTACGGTCATATTCTTCCATTTTTTATATGCGTCAAAATACATCTCATTTTTATCACCGTTATATGTAATTTCGTAATACATTCCGTCCGATACAGTTGTTGACGCCAACGCTTTAAAATTCTGCAATGTCTTACAGCTCCACACGATATACACATCATCTGTGGTGATTTTCTTACCGTCTGTCACATCAACATTGTTGTTGAAATAGTTTGCGATTAATGTTTTTACTGCGTTTATAAAAATTTTATCCGTCATATTTTATTACACCTCTTTCAATTCAATATCTTCCATTACTACTCGTGCCTCTAAAATTGCCAAATAGTCAGCCATTGCGTTTAGTTGTATGTTATATGTACTGCGTGGACACGTTGGGGAAAATTTTAGTTTTCCCCTGTCCCATTCCTCCAACATTTTCTTTAATCCTTTGAATCTATTGGCTAATTGATAATATTCTGCCTTGAAACGTTCCTTGTAGTCCGCACTGTTCATCAGTGCAACGGTATCTTGTAACGTCATATTTTATTCCCCCTTTTCGTTATTCATTTCCGGCAATCCCGTTGCAACTGATGTCAATAACGACAATACACCTGCCAATGCCGCCGCTGACGCAACCATTACCCAGTTGACGTCACCCAATGCAACAGCAGTGCCAATAGTGGCAACTGCTGTTTGTGCAACTGTTTTAATTGCACGAATACCTGCACATTTAAACCATTCTTTCATTTTTATGTACCTCCTAAAATACTAAAATCCTAACATTTTAACAAAATAACCTATCAAACCGCCCACTATTGCCGTAATAATGGCGGTAACGACTGTTTCGTATCGCTTTGTAGGACGTTTTTCTATTTCGTCTACCCGTGATGTAATATCGTTTACGTCCTCACGCATTGCCTTAGTTTCCGTAGCTATGATGTG